GTTTCCTGTATTCTGCTATGACGTTGAGACAGATAGATTCAATGTCGCAACAGGATATGAGGACAGAGCACTAGCCAGACTTCGTGCACTAGAAGATGCAGAAGCAAACGGTGACGTGCTCAACTGGCAAGACCTCACCTCTGGTGAGTCACGCCAAGTAACGATTGAACAACTCTCATTCACCCGTCTGACTCCACCTGACAAGCGGTTCTCCGGCTTCGGTGGTGTCATTGAAGTTACCTTAAGGACCGTATAAAATGTCACCTGCTAACTGGGCTGCCCTAGCCGTATCCATAATGACACTTGTAGTTGGCTTCGCATCATTGGTGCGATGGCTAGTTAAGCATTATCTATATGAACTCAAGCCCAATGGCGGGTCAAGTATCAAGGACAAGGTAAATGCCTTGGAAGAAAAAGTAGAATTACTAACTGAATTAGTTAAAGAAGCATTGAGGAAATGAATGATAGCCAAGAAGGCAAGCCCTGCTGCTATTGCTGTACTCCGTCAGGCGACAGCATTGTCACCGAAGCGAAAGAAATTGTCAGACGGATTATTACCGAGTGCTGCTCATCAGAAAGCGAACCCGACTTCGGACCACAACACGGGTCTTGCTGTTGACCTAACTCACGACCCGAAGAATGGGATTGACTGTGCAGTTATCTTTGAAAAGTTTAAAGAAGACGAGAGGGTTCAGTATCTCATCTTCAATAAGAAGATTTGGAATCGTAAGTATGCTAAGTCTGGCAATCGCCCTTACAGTGGGAGCAATCCTCACACTAAGCATCTACATATTTCTATCCGTGCTGATAAGGCTGACGATACTAGCCCTTGGTTCTGGTGGATGAATCAACCAAGTCTTACAAACCAGGCAATCGCCGCATTACAGGGCAAGCCAAAGAAAAAGGTTGACAGCCGTGATAAGGTTGTCTCCTCTAAACCAGAGGCTAGTACCTGTACATGCTGCAAGGTGCACACCTGGTCTGTGAGTATCGAAAGGAAATCAATCTAAATGGAAACACTAAAGCAAGTATCGCTCACCTGGTTCCGTGCTGCAGCTTCTGCTGCCATAGCACTTTACCTCGCTGGCGAGACCGACCTTAAGACTCTCGGAATGGCAGCCCTTGCAGGGTTCCTCGGGCCAGTACTTAAGTGGCTCGACCCATCTGCGAGCGAGTTCGGCAGAGGCTCAGAGTAGCCCTTTAAAGGCCCCTAGCAGGCGATTTGAGGCACTTTCAGGCCTAGGATAGGGTAATCCCTAGTCTAATAGGCAAAGACCCCTCATTCTCGTGATAACACATATCGTGTATCAGGAGTTTGAGGGGTCTTTTTTTCATGCCCGAAAGTAGTTATACTTGACTGCTTCTCCTTCAGTCAGTATAATATATATAATATAATATATAATATATATATAATAATATATATATTATAAGACCCCTACGGGGTCTTTATATATTATATATAATATATATTATATACTAAGAAAGAACATATGTCAAGTATTTATTATTACTTGACAAAATATTTACTGAATGGTAAGATACTCCTATGACAGTTTACATAGCAGAAAAATATACAATACCGGAACATGTATCATACTCAGCTCTGACTACCTACATAGACTGTGGGTATCTCTACTACCTCGGACGACTGCTTGAGATTCCCGAGCAACCTGCTGTCTGGTCAGTCGGTGGCTCTGCCTTCCACAAAGCAACAGAAGATTGGGACAGACAGTATGTCGAATGACCAACTGTTCCCAACGGACTGGGAAACTCAGAAGGTATTGCTGAATGATTTTTATGGCTTTGGTAAAGCTGAAATTACTGTAGTCTTTATCTCAATGTTGAATGACTACATCAAAGAACAAGAGGAATCTAATCCTGAGTTCACAGAGAAACATCAGGTGGTATTCGATAAGGTTAAGGAGATTTTAAGTGACGCAAAGAAACACTGCAGACTCACTTTGGAAGGAGGCGTGGGATGAATACGCCAAAGACAAAGACCTCGCTACGCTTAGGGTTGGCGGTAGGGCTACGAAGGAATTTCCTTTCAAGGAAGATGCCACCTTCTGGAGTATTAAGGGACCCGAGTGGGTACAATCCTATATCGATTGGCGTGCCCACAACAAGAATTGGAAGATTTGGAAGACGGCTGAAGGCGTTCCTGCGATTGAGCTAGGCATCATGCCTAAGTTTGCTGGCGTTCCAGTTAAGATGGTTATCGATAGAATCTTTGAAGTAGATGGTGACTTGGTTGTTGTAGATTTAAAGACATCACAACAAACTCCTGCCAGTAGTTTACAGTTAGGTTTCTATAAGGCTGGCATACAACAAGTCTTCGGTGCTGATGTCAAGTGGGGTAACTACTGGATGGCACGACACTCAGGTACTGGTTCCATGGTGGACCTATCTAAGTATACCGAAGAACATATTGCTTACTTCGTAGAAAACTTTGACAAAGCACGCAGGGCTGGTATATTCTTACCCAACACAAACAACTGCAACCGGTGTGGTCTTACCGACCATTGCCAGTTCACATCTAAGAAAGGGTCATAATGGCCGAAGAATGGAAACTGCAAGTCTCTTACAAGACTGGCACAGGCGACATGATAAACATCCGCGCTAATACTGCGGATGAGTTGAGCGTACTGCTAGAAGGTATTGGCGACTACGCTACACAGATTGTATCTGTTAACAAAATGATAGGAGCTGCGTATAATGTAGCCCCTTTATCCACTACCGATTCCACTACAAGCACAAGGCCTCCAGTCTCCTCGCCACCAACCCCGGTGTCGGAAGCATCAGGTACCGCCGCTCCTACGTGTAAGCACGGTGCTCGCATTTGGCGTAGTGGTATCAGCAAGAACACAGGCAAACCATATGCGTTCTGGGCATGCCCATCACCACAGGGTACACCGGACCAATGCAAGCCAGTCAACTAGATAGTAAATAAACTATGAGCCGTAGTCATATGATTCGTCGCTGGCTACGGCTCTTATTTAAAAAGGAAAAGAATTGCGCACACTTGTCAGAAGCGTTGGTCGCCCAAGTATCGGTGGAGAACCGCTACCTAGTTGCTTCAAGGCATTCGAATCGAACAAGATTATTCTTAGGCGAAGCGAAGTGTCGATGTTCGCAGCAGCACCAGGTGTAGGTAAGTCAACACTTGCCTTAGCCTTGGCACTCAAGATGAAGGTGCCAACATTATATATCAGCGCAGATACCAATGCACATACAATGGCTATGCGCCTTGCCTCAATGATTAGTAACAAAAGTCAGAGCGATGTAGAACAACTACTGAATGCTGACTTGGGTTGGACTAGGGCAATACTAGCGAAGGGTGCTCACATCGTGTGGTCATTCGAGTCAGCACCCACGCTACAAGATATAGACGAAGAGGTTCAAGCCTTCGAAGAACTATGGGGTTGCCCACCACAACTGATTGTGGTAGATAACTTGATGGATGTAGCCACAGATGGTGGCGAAGAGTTCGCATCTATGCGTGCGATTATGAAGGAGTTGAAGTATCTTGCTAGGGCTACCAATGCAGCGATTCTGGTATTACATCATACGAGTGAAGCGGTACCTGGTACTCCTTGTCAGCCTCGTTCCGCGATTCAGGGAAAGGTCGCGCAACTCCCCGCACTCATTTGCACGCTTGGTGTTGTGGGCACATCAATGGGCGTGGCCCCTGTCAAAAACCGATATGGTAAAGCGGACGCGGGCGGGACGCTAATGACATGGATTGCTTTCAATCCTGAATATATGTTCGTTGACGACATACCGGAGAATGTATAATGGATGACGATTACCTAGAGATTCACGCCAAAGAGATGGCGTATGCAGAAGTAAAGAACCAGGTGGCAAAGTTCATAAAGAAGATTGATGAGGCTAAGGTTCCTATCAAAGATGAGTACACGCAAGGCGTGCACGATGGACTTGACTGGGCAATAAGAATACTAACGAAAGATAAGAGCGCTTCCTAATGGCAAACCCTAATGGTCGCAAAGGTGCACAGTTCGAGACTGATGTAATGCATTGGCTTCGTGATAACGGAGCGATAGCAGAGCGTCTCACTAAAGCTGGCGCTAAAGATGAGGGTGACTTGTATGTCTTCCTTCAAGGTGAAACTTATATACTTGAATTGAAGAACCGCAAGAAGCTAGACTTACCTGCGTTCTGGGACGAGGCGCAGGTTGAGGCAAAGAACTACGCGAAGGCTAGGAAGTTGGCGACCATACCTCCTGCCTTCGTTGTAGTTAAGCGCAGGAATCATGGCGTGAAGAACGCATGGGTTGTACAGGATTTAGAACAATGGATGAGAGAGAGATATGAATGACCTCCCAAGTATTAGAGATGTGCTTATCCACTACGGTGCGAAGCTTGGACGAAGCCACGGGCAAGTCAATCTCAGATGTCCGTTCCACGGTGATACGCATCAAAGCGGGACAGCCAATCTTGACAGCCAACTCTTCGTCTGCTTTGCATGCGGAGTTCAAGGAAATAGTTTGCAAATCATTTCCCAACAAGAAGGGATTACAGTAAGAGATGCAAAAGAATTCGCAAAAAGAATTACTGGAGAAAGCCACGGAGAAGTACGCGGCAAACATTTATCAGGCAGAAGCTTACCTCAAAAGCAGGGGTATTCCAATGGAAGTAGCACGGCTGGCGCGATTAGGCGTAGTCGTAGAACCTGAGGTTGGCCATGAAGCATATCAATCAAGACTTTCTATTCCGTATCTTACTAAGTCTGGTGTCGTTGACCTTCGTTTTCGTAGTCTTAATCCTGCTGTAGAGCCTAAGTACATGGGCCTAACAGGAGCAGAGACTAAGATGTACAATGTCTTAGATATAGAACGCGCTGCTGATTTCATTGGCGTGTGCGAGGGAGAGCTTGACGCTCTCACTATGTCTGCTTGTGTCGGCATACCTTGTATCGGTGTGCCCGGTGCTAACTCCTGGAAGAAACATTACACTCGTTTACTTGCTGACTTTGAAAGAATTTATATATTTGCAGACGGCGACCAGCCTGGTAAGGAATTTGCTAGCGCATTGGCTCGTGAGTTACCGTGTACTATCGTTCAATTCCCCGACGGTGAGGATGCTAACTCTTACTATACTAACTATGGAGAGACTGCAGTTCTTCAGAAAGCAGGGTTGTTGGATGTTTGATAGAAACGAAGTGCCTACTTGTCCTGAATGTGGGCAGAAGTTCAATGATGTATTTGAAGCAGTCAATCATATGGTTGAAGATGACGAGGAGTTTGACCCAGCGTTGATACTCCCTGGTGGTTTTAGACTTATGGTTGGTTCTTTATTGGAAGCATTATATCACCACCGTAACGAACCGGATATGATATCTAGAGTAACGCAAGACGCTTATGGTACTTTGTTTATGGCAGAGGTAAGTCCAGAGATGATAGCGGGTACGATTGAAGATATGATAGTCGAGGGTACGATGGAGGATTTTGATGACGAACTCAAGAAGCTATTCAAGAATGGAGCGTGAGGAGATATGGCAGATTACAACCCATCTCGCAGAGATAGGCTACAAGATTACATCAATACACAAAGAGGACGGGATGCTTACGGTCACCCTAAAGGTTCCCCTCTTGAGTACGAGCTACCCCGTGACCCCACCCAGTTCGAAGAAGATGTCAGAATAGTTTATGATGAACTCATGTCTATCCTTCTTAAGAAGCATAAGGACTATGGCCCGAAGAATATTGCTGAAGCCCCCGGTGGCGCTCTTAATGGTTTGCGTGTGCGCATCCATGACAAGCTGGCTCGTATCAATAATCTTATAGATAAGGGTAGCAATCAACCTGAGTATGAGTCATTAGAAGATTCGTTCGCTGACATGGCGAACTACGCTATCATAGGTATGTTAGTACTGAGAGATAAGTGGGATAAGTAAATGGCAAAGAACTCCTCGTTTGATTTAGACTTCGGGTATGGACGCAAGGGTGAACAGTTGGTCGAGGAGTTATTGACCGGCGGACGCACTGTCGAAGTCAAGCGTGACAGGAAGTGGTGGATAACCAACAACATCTACATTGAAACTGAGTGTTGGTTTAACAAGAGTCAAGCGTGGGAGCCATCGGGATTGTCGGTGACTGAGGCTGCGTACTGGGCGTTCGTACTTGAACAGTCCACCTTCATGGTACCGACACACATATTAAAGAAAACTGTTGAGCAACTAGGCAGGGAAATCTCTTGCGAGATTCCTCCTAATAAATCAAAGGGTTATCTAATTACAGTAGAAGATTTATTAACTGGCACAAGAAAGTGGAAGAACGACAAGCCATGAACTGGGATAGAATAGAGCGTTGGGATTATATTGTGGTGGCTGTAGCCACAGAATACCATAAGAAGTTTCCTATATGCGAGATTGAAGATATCAAGCAGTCGCTCTATCAATGGTTCACCGAGCACCCTAACAAGTTAGATACATGGGAAGCAATAGGCGAGAAGGATGCTAAGAATTTAATTTATCGTAGCCTTAGGAATCAGGCTCTAGATTATTGCCAGCGTTGGAAAGCTAAGTCTATTGGTTATGATGTATCAGATTTATATTACTATGAACCAGCACTAGTTGAGGTATTACTTCCTGCGGTATTGGCTGGCAACTTTCATATCGCACCTAAGTTAAATCTTAGTGGAGTTACTAGACCCACTCCTCCTGCGGAGGGCGGAAACATACAAGTAATGTTACTTGAAGTAGACTCAGCATACTGGAAGCTGTCGAAGGAGGATAGGAAACTTCTATTCTTCAGGCACGCTGAGTCTATGGACTTCAAGGAGATAGCCAACTATCTATCTCTTGGCACAGAGGACGCTGCGAGGATGCGTCACAAGCGTGCCATTAGGAGGCTGGTCAATAAACTTGGAGGCAGTAAGCCCTATCAAGACTATGACCTAGATAAAAAGCAAGATGAAGATAGTGATAATGAAAAGTCCGAGCATGATGGAGGAGATATTAGCACCACCGAATAAGGCTAGTGTTGAAAATCCCAACCAAACTTTTAGTAGACTTACCAAGTGTCACTCTCATCCCATTGGCTAGGTTCGGCATCACCCATCAGGGAGTCTAGGTATTCCTCTTCGCTAGCAAATTCAGGATACCACTCTAGGATTCTAGTGCCGGCACTTAGTGGCAACTCCGATATAAGTATATCATCTATGCCATAATCAGGGTCAGAGTACGACTCCCACTTATAGTTTATCAGTTCTAAGTTGAACATGTAAACTCCCTCAGGTGTAGCTGAGATAAACATAGGGGTATACTTTTTATCGTTAGCCTCATCTAGTAATGGGTTGAGTTGAATCTTACTGATTACCACTGTGTTTCCATTAGTAATTTCTACATATCCGTATACTGATTCCTGCTTGCTGGTAAAAGTAAAGAACGAGTTTCCACGCTCTATTTCCATGTCGGGGAACATTTTGTCCTTCAGTAAGGACTCAAATTCCTCTAAGTTCAATTCATAAGTTACCATTTATCCTCCTGTTTTATAGAATCCAGTTCCTTTGAACTGAATACCTGGTGCGTAATATACTCTTGTTGATTCAAGCCCGCAAGTTATACACTTGACTGGCTCGTCTCTCTCATCTACATGACGAGAGAAAGCTTGTACTGTTTCGCATTTATTACAGCGATACTCATAGGTCGGAGACATTATAATCCTCCGGTGTTGGGGCGGTGGCTATTGTGCCGCACTCGGCGCATTCCATATCCATAAAGTACATGGAGATATTGCCTGTGTCGTTATCGAACATAGCCTTGAGATTCCAAACTAAACTACCGCATGGACATATCGTGGTTGGTGTGCCACGAATATCCATAGCAGACTTGTAGTCGGGTTTTAATTCTGTTATGTGTTTAGATTTCTTGCGTGGTTTCAATGCCAACCTTTCTTCCTGAAGTGTTCCCAAGCACGACAGGGAGTTGAGTATCTATAATAGATGTACTCAAGCCCCCTGTCTATCTGCTTGGTGGGGGGTGTAGCAGGGTCAAGCCCCAGTATCTGTGGGATACCGCCAGCATTTCTACCCATTACTTTTATTTTATTGTATGCTTTGGGATTCCATGCTGATTCCTTACCCCACAGTTTACCGAGGCAGGACATCTGTTTGTCTCGCCATAAACCTAACTTGTCGTAGGCATAGGCTTTACTATCTTCCTTAGTCCACTCTTCTTCAAGTTGGACAGGGAAATGGTGCGGTGGTTTCAATGGTTCTACTACTATTACAGAAAAAGCTAAGGTAAATACTATGGCTAGTAGAATCCTTATGAGATACTTTCCCATGCTCGTACTCCCTCCGCAAACGCTATCGCTTGCTCCCTAATTGTACCACTTCGGCGGGTTCTTGACAAGCGTATTCTCTCACCGGCTAGTAGTCCACCCCAAATCCCATGCTCTATGTTCTCCTCACGCATACCTTCTTCGAGACAGCGTGCGCGAACTGGACAAAAAGCACAAATCGCTACGGCTTTGAGTGCGTTCTCTACCATCTGTTGATGTTGCTTCCTGCTTGGTCGCCCACTACCACGTTGACTAGACAGTTCCTCAGGGAACCATAGGTCAGGGTTAGGGTGGGTTGAACATAGTCCTCTCACGCTATCCTCTATTCATAGTAGGTTTATGTATTGGGTGGATAATTACAATTCCGGTTAGCAACTCAGCCCAGTTGCGGGCTTCGTCTATCGTGTCGAATGTTCCATAGAACACAGACTTCTCTGCTGTCTCCTTAGGAAAGACAAGGACTACATAGCCAGCCACCAGCATACCTGCTGATGGCTCGGCTACGGCTATGTCTTTACGCGCTGAAGATAACGCTTGTGAATCCGTCGAGTCTGTCATGTTTAGTGACGAGTCCCTTCTTGCCATTGAGGTGGCGGTAAGTACCGTCGCCTAGTGATACCCACATAGACTTAGGCTTGAAGCGGGTCTGCTCGGGTAGTGCTTTGACAATAGTACCGCGTGGGTAGTAGTTGTCTTGCTCATCTGCTTTGGCTTCAAGTAGATAAGCGATGTCGCGTAGTTCATCAGCAAAGCTGACGAGTTCTTGCTTGGTCATTTATTGCTCCTAGTTAGGTTGGTTAGTAAATCAAGTTCAAGTGTTCAGTTGTGTTGTGTTTATTATACACTCTTACCCAATGATTGTCAAAGTCATTGGAGTAGGGCTTGCGTGCGCTTGCTGGTGTGTAGCACATACAATCCTGCCATGTGGCGTAGCATGACATACAGCAGTCACAGTACTGGCAGTACTCTGCTGACCTATCTATGTCAATGAGGGCTTCGCATGAGGGGCACATGTCTATGGTGACTTGCTCATCTAGCGCGTCAAGGAGTTCTTCATAATGCTTCTGCTCCTCGGCGTAGTCTGACTCATGTATAGTGGTAGTGGCGGGCTTGGTGTCTGACTTGTAGTAATCCTTGTACGAGTAGGTATTCCGCTTGTACGAGGAATTACTCCACCATACACCATTGTCGTCCCATGTACCGAGTCGCTCGTTGATTAGATACAACTGGTACTGGGCGTTAGGGTTGGTCGTGAGCACGGCTATCTTACTACCCGAAGCCCACCCTTCAACCATGCGGTACAGATTCTCATCTTCCAAAGCACATACCCCGCCGAGTTTAGGCAAGGTATCCTCTGCGAAGATACGCGTATCGCTACGCTTATCATCTTTCCCTATGAAAGTATCTAGCACACCATTGTGCGCTAGTACTGTATCAGTATCGTCACCCACTTGGAACGGGTGACAGTTATCCTCGTTCTTTACGCCATGCGTAGCATAACGGGCATGCCAAATAGCATAGCCGTGAGGATTTTGTTGGCGCATGTGGATAAACTTGGACACGGCTTTACGAGCAGACATGGTACGATAGCGGAAAATCTTGCCGTCAATTACCATGGCGAACCCATAGCCGTGCGGATTAGCACACGCGCCCTCTGTAAGTTCCTCGTGCTTTGGTGTAGCACCAGGCTTACAGACAACTAATAGACACATATAACACCCCCTAAGCGTTGATTAGTGGTCGGTTATCAAGAGATACACTTGGCACTTTGGACATGCGCAAGTATAGGTTAGGATAGACACCATTGTTGGCTTCTACCCAATCGGCGAACCACTCCCACTTGAGCATACCTAACTTGACATCAGACACGCTCATGTCACGAGTGTATTCTACCGAAGCGTGGCACAATTCTAGGGCAGACATAACGCCCTCGCGCTTCATGTTGCCACGGAAGAAGCGCAATTCTAGTGTGTAATCGTTGCCGGTATTGACCGCGCTATAACGCTCGGTACGGAAGCCAGCATGTATCTTGTCGTGTAAGTTGAATCGTGGGATACCCCATTCATCAGGCTTATAGACATCAGAGAATTGTGCGTAGCGAGAGTTCTTACGCCCTGCTAGTTTCATCATCTCCTTAGGATTCTTGTAAATCAAGGAGAGGAATCGGTGAGTATGTGCGCCCGACTTGAACGCACTCCGAGATACATGGACATGTAGCCCACATGAATCGGTGTCATAACTACGCGCTCTGTATTGGGTGCGTAGTAATTCTATGTATTCCCACAACTTGTCGGCTTGCTCATAAGCACCGAGAGTATGCGGGTGTGTGACTAGCTCAAAGCCCGTGCCGTGTATGCTTGAGTCAGACTTGAGATAGCATACACTATCAGACTCTAACTCTGTGACACCGGCTACCGCTTCACGATACTCAGCACTACCTATTGAGTTGAGTTCCATCTCTAACTCAAAGCCCATGAATAGGTTGGTCGGTGCGCTACCATGAAATACAGGGTTAGGCTTGTGCGAATAATTATGGACATTACCCGCACCATTACCCTCGCATTGTGGGCACTCGCCACTATCGTCAGCATAGTATTCATTACAGTTGTCACAATAGGTGGCATAGTCACTTATACAATGCTCACACCACGACTCGTTCCAACTATTACCGCGTACTATGCTATACTCTACCCTGTTGCTATTGTAGGTGTATTCGCAACGAGTACAATGGAAGGAATCGTTTTCCCAACAATGCTCGCACCATGATTCATCATCTACCGAATACCAACTGTAATCACTTGTGCCTACCATACCGCAACGCTCGCATGATTGGATACAATCCGAGCATACAAGGTCGCTATCCTCTGTGGTATTTAGTTCATCTATCGGATACTCTGTTGAGCATGAGATACATGTACCGACTTCTACTTCTGCTTCTTCTGACATACTATCACCCCCTTAGGTGTTATCGTTGCCGATACTATCAAACTTTGGCGCGCTTGTCAAAACTATCTTGTGCTTGTTCAATCATCATGTTGGAAATCTTATCTCTAAGATTATCCACATAGGCTTGAAGCCCCGTGAATCCTTGCTTGCGTAGCCGTGCGCTCTCGTTGCGTAGGCTAGTGCGTATGTACTCCATCTCACTAGGAGTTATCACTAGGATAAAATCATCAGGGTTAGCACCCTCATGAGTTGTTAGGTGGAAAGGTGTCACTTGTCTAGTAGTCCTCTCTTGTAGGCTTCCCTGAGTAGGGATTCCAATTCTTCATGGCGTTTGCGGTAGCGTTTATCTAACGCGGTGCGTGGCGCGTGGTACAAGTAGTACCATGCGTAGTCGCGTAGCCGTAGCCCGAAATAGTTGCTCACTTATTCCTCGCTTTCACTATCTTGCGGGCAATTATAGCGCCGATTAGCACTATTGTAAAGCCCCACGATAGATTGAAGTAAAGCGGTGCGGTATTGAAGGTTATCCCCCAATTCGTCACGCTAAACTCTAACATGCTATCCATACTATCACACCCCTTTGTGGCATGTCAATTAGTAGGCTTGTGACTTGCGCCACATGTCGGACACTTCACACCCTCAAGCGTGAGCGCGTCAAGTGTTATCAATTTGCCACACTCGCACCGAATAATTCGGGCGGGTAATGTTGCCATGTTGCCTCCTAATTGTGCGGACTTTCCGCGTGTCGCGCTAGGGTCATGAACCCTCGCACCCGCTAGGTGTGCGCGACTATCCTACTAATTGTATGAACCGCCACGCATCTCTAATTCTAATGCGCGTTGGCTTTCAGCGAACGCTCTCTTGCGTTCTTCTAGTGCTATCGCCCGATTATCTTGGGCGGGCGTGGGGAGTTTAGCGACACGCTTGGGCGTGTGCTTGGTGGTTGTCTTACGCTTAGCGACACGCTTGGGCGTGGGCGCTATCGTGAAGGTTTCGCCGTTTGGTTTGGTAATCGTCACAGGGAACGCCACCTTCGCGGTTTGGCGCTTCCATGCTTTGCGTACTCTGACATTACGAACCATGGTCTTTATCCTCTCTAGTCATGGTTAAGGGCAGAAGCCCTAGCGGATAGGCGCGAGAGTGACTCCCGCCTACCCTCACCAAGCGTTCGGCGGATACTATTCGGAAAGTACATCTAACCGAATCGCTCCCCGCTTACTTACTAGGTGGAATTATGACTAGCGAACCCTTACTGCCCCCCTACCGACCACGCAGAAGCGTGGATAGGTTGCGCGGTATCGCGCTCGCCATGCGGTACAATTCTCGCTTGGGTTCTTCGGTAAAAAATCTGACCCCCCTAGAACTGCCCCGCCTAGTCAGATACCCGACTAATTGGGTCTAGGTTGATGGTTCTTTCAACCGATAAGAGAATCCTAAACCCGCACCCCCCAATTCACCTAATCGGAATCACGCTCAAGAATTGTGAAGTGCGTCACACTTTCCCTCTTACGCTTAGAGATAGGATAAATCGGGCATAATGGAATAGATAGGACATGCCCTCTCTTGTCAATTTAGACACGCCACAATTCAGACATTGTGACACGATTCACATTAGAACACTTGTTCTATGACCTACGCCACACGCCCGATAGGTGGCGGGGGGATAGTCACTCACTCAGAAAACTTTCAGGAATAACTCAGATAATTCTCAGTTTATAAATTAGAACAAATGTTCTAGAGAGCCATAGGCTCTCAGGTAATTCTCAGGAACCATGAGCCGTCAGGCTCTCAGGATACACTCAGGAAGCACTCAGGAAACTTTGACCGCAGGCTTATTAAATCGCGGGCTTATAAGATTTTATGTCTCACCCCAAAAATTTCTGTTATAAGCCCCCCAGAAATATAGCTCTGAACTGGGCTTTTGCCCAGATATAGGTATAACCCCAAAAATATATTAAGGAAACCTGTTCGGTTTCCAGAAATGAACAGGTTTTCTATATATGTAATAATAATTACATATACGGAGCTTGCTCCGGTTTGTTCCTACGCAAGCTCCTATATAATAATATATATAATAATATATATAATGGGAGAGTACTGCCGTTATCTGAATAGCGTTATTGGTGTGATTTATAGGGGGACTGATGGGTAGAAAGCCTGGCAAGGTGGACATCCCTATGGCTGAGGCCAAAGAGCGTGTCCTACTCCAGCTAGCCCAGGGGGCGACTATTACCCAGGCTATGGCCTCGGTTAACCGAAACGATGTAACCTTCAGGCAATGGTCTATGAAGGATACTGAGTTCAAGGAAAGGGCCGATACGGCCCGCCTAGAAGGTAAGGGCATCAAGGCCGACTTGAAGAATATCAAGGAGATTGGCTTTGAGGACTTCTCGACCCAGTTTCTAGACACCCAGCTCTTTGACCATCATAGGGACTGGATAGATTTGATTGAGGGGCGCGAGCCCCAGTGGCTTCACCCGGCGATGACATACGAGCCAGGGGCGGCTAACCGAGTCCTGATTAACGTACCCCCCGAGCATGCTAAGTCGACAGTAATCACGATTAACTACGTGACCTATATGCTGGCGACTAATCCGAATGTTAGAATCATCCTTGTCTCTAAGACCCAGGGCATGGCCCGAAAGTTTCTTAGCGCTATCAAGACAAGGCTTTCCCACCCCAATTGGATAAAGCTCCAGACGGCCTTTGGCCCTAATGGAGGATATAAGGCTGACTCCCAGACATGGAGCGCCGATATGATTTACCTAGGTACTGGTAGGGACTCCGGCGAAAAGGACCCCTCCGTTCAAGCCCTCGGCTTTGGTAGCCAGATTTATGGTGCCCGTGCTGACTTGATTATCCTAGATGATGTCGTGATGAACTCCAATGCCCATGAGTGGGAGAAGCAAATTGAATGGCTTCAGAAAGAAGTTATCACGCGTTTGGGTCGACACGGGAAACTGCTTATTGTAGGGACCCGTGTTGCACCCGTTGACTTGTATAAGATGATACGGGACGGTCAACAATGGACCGGTGGCAAAAGCCCCTTTACATACTTTGCCCAGCCGGCAGTATTAGAATTTGACGAGAAGCCAGCAAGTTGGAAAACTCTCTGGCCATATACCGATAGCCCCGAGGGCGATAAAGATGAACCAAATGAACAAGGACTATACCCCAAGTGGGACGGCCCTTCTCTTTTCACGCGTCGAAGCGAGGTTGCCCCGTCTGTTTGGGCGATGGTCTACCAACAAGAAGATGTCGTCGAAGATAGCATATTCTCGCCAACAGCAGTTGCAGGATGTGTTAACGGTATGCGAAAGCGCGGACCGCTTAAACCAGGCGCTGCAGGCCACCCCAAGAACCTAGAATCCTCATATACGGTTATTGGTCTAGACCCTGCGATGACGGGGAACACGGCAGCGGTGGTCTTGACTTATAACCGAGTAGACGGTATGATTTATGTGCTGGATGCAGTCAACATGACTGAGCCAAGTCCAATGAAGATTAGAGATTTGATTGAGGACTGGGTTGAGAAATACCGTCCTCAGGAATTACGAATAGAAATAAATGCTCACCAGAAAGCTTACGCCTTAGATGACGACTTACGACAATGGCTCGCAGCCTACGGCTGTCAGCTCAACTCTCACTTCACTGGTAAAAATAAGTGGGATACTAGTTTCGGTGTGGCTTCTATGGCAAGTCTTTTCGGCACTGTTAGAGATGGAAGATTCCAGGATAACAATCTGATTGAGCTACCCAGCAATGAAGGTAGCGAAGGCTTAAAGGCTTTAGTGCAGCAGTTGATTACCTGGAAACCTGATTCTAGAAATCCCAGCGACTGCGTTATGGCACTATGGTTTGCTGTAATCAGGGTAAGAGAATTGATGCAGCAGAACTCGCATACAGCTAGGTGGATGAATAACCGATGGGCTACCAGAGCTCAGAAGGAACGCCGTCTGGCAATTAACTTAGATGAAGCCATTTCAGAACAATGGCAAGAAACATACGGATAGGAACTTAATGTTATCCATTGAACAGATTGCTGCACGAGTTGAATCGCTGCGCTATCGTAATGCAGACAGGGACGCACGAAACCAAGATGTCCTTGCTGTGCGTAAAGGACAGATTTCATCCGTATATCCTGACTTCTTTCCAGATGGTGTAGATGCTAATGTCGTTGCAAATTTTGTGGATATTGTTGCGAGAGACTTGTCGGAAGTTATGGCACCTCTCCCGGCCGTCAACTGCTCCGCGGCAAATCAAACGAGCGACAGAGCTAGAGCTTTTGCTGATAAGCGTACTCGCATTGCTAGTAATTATTTCGCCCATAGTGACTTATCTGTACAGATGTATTCGGGTGCTGACTGGTACATCACATACGGGTTCCTCCCGTTTGTCGTCGAAATAGACACAGAAGCTAACTTACCACGCATTCGTCTTGAAAATCCAATTCACGCCTATCCTGAGTTTGATAGATACGGACGCTGCGTTGCTTTTGCAAAGCGCTACTACCTAACCCTTGGAGAATTGGTAAGCCAGTTCCCAGAGTATGATGCTCAGCTTCTTGGCCGCGATGGTTACGACCAGGATATGAATTCAATGACTGAGGTTGTTCGTTACTACGACAAGGACCAGTCAGTAATTTACATGCCAGAGAAAAGCAATCTAATACTTTCTCGAGCCAAGAATCCTCTTGGCAAGATGATGGTAGTAATTGCACGCAAGCCATCCGTTGATGGTGAGCTCCGTGGACAATTTGATGATATCCTAGGTATCCAATTGCTTCGCAATCGTTTTGCTCTTCTTGCAATGGAAGCAGCAGAAAAATCTGTACAGTCTCCAATTGTACTCCCACAAGATGTACAAGAGCTACAGCTTGGTGGAGATGCTGTCATACGTACCTCAAACCCTGCCGGCGTTCGCCGCGTAGAACTCACGCTTCCAACTGGAGCATTCACTGAGCAAACACTACTTAATCAAGAATTGCGTGTTGGTGCTCGTTATCCTGAAGGACGTACTGGCAACATCGACGCATCGATTATCACGGGCCAGGGCGTTCAGGCTCTCATGGGTGCTTTTGATACCCAGGTCAAATCTGCTCAAGCTATCTTTGCTAGCGCCCTCCGTGACGTTATTCAGATTTGTTTTGAAGTAGATGAAAAGATTTTCCCGATAGAAAAGACAATTCGTGGTGTCGATGCTGGTGCACCGTATGAAATTACATATAGTCCACGAAAAGATATTAAGAATGACTATAGCGCTGATGTGCGCTACGGCATGCTTGCAGGTTTAAATCCAGCCCAAGGTTTGATATTTATGTTGCAAGCCTTAGGTGGTAAGCTCATCTCCCGCGATATGGCAATGAGAGAACTTCCTTTCAGTGTTAATGTGACGCAAGAGCTTGAGAAGATTGAGATTGAAGATATGCGCACCGCATTACTTGCATCTCTACAGGCTTACACTCAGGCAATTCCGCAGATTGCAGCCCAAGGTGGCGATGCTAGCGAGATTGTAATGAAGATTGCAAAGGTGATTAAAGCTCGCCAAAAGGGACAGGCAATCGAAGATGTCGTTGAAGATATCTTTACCCCTGAGGAACAGGTTCCTCCTACTGGAGCTGCTGAACAAATGGTTGAGCAACCGTCCCCTGCTCCCGCTGGCGCTTCGGTAGGAGGCGCTCTTCCACCAACACCTCAAGGTGGCGGACAATCAGATATAATGAGTTTATTATCAGGATTAACCGGAGCTGGCGAAGCCCGCTCTAGTGTGAGAACTATTCGACGTAGATAACCCAGGAGGGGACGATGACAACAATCATTGGCGTTGAATATGATAAGAAGTCAGTTATCGTTGCAGACAGCCGGATAACTGATGACGGCGGTAAGGTATATTCACACCCGGTAATGAAGAAGATAACAGCACGTGGTGCATTGTTAATAGCAGGAGCAGGAGAAGTAGCTCCTTGCGATATAGCACAGAATATCTGGACACCTCCAGCTTTCACAGCAAAAGACAAAAAGGACGCATATCGCTACATGATAGTTAAGGCTATGCCTTCCCTTCGCAAATGTCTTACTACTAATGGATATAATTTTGATGAACCTCATGACAAAGATAAAGATGGATTAAGATTCCAATTTCTAATCGCGGTTGGTGGCGAACTCTTTGATGTCGACCAAGACTTGGCGGTGATGAAGAGTGAAGCAGGATTCTATGCCATCGGCAGCGGAGGTGCTTACGCACTTGGCGCTCTTTATGCAGGCGCTGATGCCCTCGCAGCAATGGAAGTTGCCGCAAGAGTTAGTGCATACACAGCAGCCCCCTACCAAATAGAAGAACAACCAAAGTGAACAAGTTCACAGAAGCCATAGATAAGGCTATGAGAATACTAGCAGAAGAGCTAGATGATTCTGATAGTCAGATTTGTACAGGCTGGGTACTTGTTAGCGAGTGGAGTGACTTCGAAGGTACAAGATACCTAATGACAGATGTAAGTGAAAACATGAACCCATGGCTAGCTAAAGGTATGTTAGCAAGCGCAGAAGAATATTCTTATAATCCAGAGGAGGATAAGCGTGGAAGTTGAAAATCGCGGAGGTCCTAATGGCGGTCCACAGTATAATCCTATGAATATTTCTGCTGTTGGTGGAGCTGGTCAAAGTGGTAAAAAAGCTCAAAAGGCAATGCAACTTCGCCCATCTGGTGGTGGAGCCTTTGGCGCTACTAAAGCTCAAGTGGAGCAGATAAAGGGAGCAGAAGGCGTTGTAGGCACAGCTCCTGCTGCCGTTGCATCTTTAGCAGAACTTACTACACTTTCGGCACCAACTAATTATCCTGACATGCCAGTATCTTCTGGTGGTAGGCTCGGAGATGGCAATGGAGAAGAAGCGTTGATGCTACCGCCCGCTCCTGATAATGCCGATAGATACGATAGTGGAATTCAAGCAATACGAGCAATGTATTTGCGGGACCCAAACAATGAAGATTTGCGCAGAATGTTAGAATATTCAGATGGGGTTAATTCAGAAGGGTTTAATCTGTGACACAACCCGGAATCCGCAAGCGCAAGGATGGCACTTGGGAAGTAACCGGCTCTAATGATAGAGTGCTTAATCAGACTCAAGCCGATTATGAAGACCTAGTTAAAGCCTCGCAGCTTATTACCGGCGAACAAGGTATACAAGTTCGTAACTTAATAAAAAATAATCCGTCTGCTTCTGCTGGTCTAATAGCTGCACTTGCTCAATATGGTGCAGTTCCCGACAATGATTTGACTAAGACTCTTGTTGAGATTGACAAAATGACCCGCCAAGAGCGCGAGAAAAATATGTTTCTTGAAGGTCAGCGAATTGCTAATGAAAAGTTTAAAAACTCATACCGTGGTAGATTTTGGAATATTCTTAAAGCTTCAATTCGCGGATTATCCATACTTCCTGAAACAGGTTTAGAGTTACTAGGCAGTGGGGCTAGAAGTTTTAGGGCGCGTCTTGACGCTAAAATGGCCGGAGAACTTACTTGGTTTACCGAGCAACCAACCGACCCAAATAAAACAATAAATCAAGTACTAAATAGACCAGAGGATGAATCAGGTCTAAAGTACATCGTGTCACAAACTAAAGCATTTCAGATTGCCAAAGATTTAATTAATGGCAATAAGATTGATTTGGGTGAAGGATTCTTCCCTTCCGAAGAAACGGGCCAGGGATTTAAAGCTCGCCAAGCACAGCTTGATGCTTATAAGGTTGCAATTAAGCTGGACAATGGCCAGGTTTATTATCGCCCTTATTCGGTGATTGACCCAGTAACTGAAGTCCTTCCTTTTGTAGAGCCAGAAGATACTGTTGGTACAGTAGTAAGCGCACTAGGTGACTTACTCGTCATGCTACGCACTGACCCTGGTATAATTTATGCTAGGCTTAGAAGAGCTGCTAAAGAAGCCGAAAGGGCTGCTAGAATATCAGGCGGACTTCAAACTTCTAAAGCGATACAAAGAAAAGCTTTATTAGATATTGAACTTGACGAAGCTGCAAAGAATGCTCAGGAAGCTTTAGAAGAACTCAATAAGGCTACAGGATTTAAGAAGTTTGTAAAGCAAGAAGAGTATGATAAAGCTTTTGATTCCCTTACGAAGATGGCAGATGAGTATGACAACATGGTTTATGATGTCAATCTCGTTGCAGGATTTTTAGGCAGCAAAGCTGCTGAGCCTCTAATTAGCGCTATTGCAAATATTGATAACTGGCAGGACATCTATGCTCTTGGTAAAAAGGGAAAGAAGCGTGCTGGCTTAACAGTTGAGCAGTCAAAAGTATTAGCTGCGGCAAAGACTCGTGATGAAGTTCTTGCAGCCATCGCTCCTTTTATCGCTGGTGGAAATGTAGTAGCGGATGTTTTAGAGACTGGCACAAAGGTCGGTAAAGCTATCTCAGGTACTGCCACTAGAATCGCCAATAGTCGAATTGTTCCTGGCACGGCTGTTCAAATGGCTCGCTCTATTAAAGGTTTAGCGGCAAAAGGATATCGGAAGACTCCCATCCTGCCTAAGATAATGAATACCCTTTCTAAGAATTATAATACAATTTTACCTGGCGGAACATTCGTACATGCGGCAGATGTAGATGGCCTAGTTGATATGGTGTATTCTTATGGTCGTGCTGCGAAACTTGATGAAAAGACAATAGCAGATATTGCAGATAGCGTAGCATTTGCCGAAGATGCCTCCAAGGCTGGCTATGATGCTAGCGGTAAGTTATTCAATTCTATATTCGCTCGTCATGCTGAAAGAATTGGCGTAGACAAGGCAGAACTTGAAAAGGTAACTAGGCTTTTTGAAGGTGGCCGCGAGAAGATGTCCATGTATTGGGCCGAGCGCCATGCTGACGGAGCTAAACTTGATTATCTAATTGGACCCGGTGGTAAGAAATATACCATATCCGGTCCCCATTTAGACTCTGAGTTTCTTAACTCAATGATTTATTTCCCTCCAGCGGATGAATTACTAAGAACTATATCATCTTTCAATAAGTTAAACCTGCGAGGCGCAATTGATGCTGCCGACTTTTTAACCAGCAACCTCTGGAAAAAGATGGTTTTAGTACGTCCTGCGTACATTATTCGTAATATTGCTGAAGAGCAGATTCGCGTTGTTGGAACAGGTCATGTTTCTTTCTTTAATAACCCGGTAACCGCAGTAGCAATGTGGCTAGGTAGAGATAATGGCCCTGCTTGGCGTAGACTCTTGAATTCATTTGACCCATATAGAAATACAATAATGGGTACAAATCTAAAACTAGGCTCCGCAGCGGATGAATTTGCAGCAGAAGTACTAGCGCATGATGCAAGAGAATCCTATTCAGCCTTTATGGCAGCTAATACTATTACATCAGTTGATAGAGATGTTCGTACCTCTGTAAAATTTGCTGGTTTTGGGCGAGTTGACTACGGCCATGAGCGCTGGTGGGAAGGCTTAGCTTCCGAAGTTCGTATTCTTTCTAACTCTTTAGCCGGTAGAGTAGTTGCTCGTACGGCTCCTGGCTTTGAAAAAGGTGGAGTTGACTTTGTTCTTCGTGGTGGAGGCAAAGATGAGTGGACTAAATTTGCCGAAAGACAACCAAAAGAGATAAGGGACTGGCTTCTTACGGACGAAGGCGCTATGACTTATCTGTTTACTGGTAAATCAGTAACACCTTCTGGACGCGAAGTGCTAACTTCTGTACGCGCCCGTGTGGATGAGGCTACTGGCCGTGGAGGCGAAGCATCACAGGCACTAAAGAATCTTATTGCATACGGAAATATTGAGCAACCGGGACTTAAGATTGCCGTACCTAAGGGAGTTAATGGTGCCGACAATTCAATTAAGAATGCTAAAGAAGTTTCTGCTGGCAAGAAACAACTAAAAGATATAAATCAAGAATTTGCCGACCAGCTTAAACAAGCCTTTAATGGTAAAGGTGATTGGGAAGGCCTATCTATGATAGTGCCAATTTCCAAGTTTGGTCGTAAGCAAAAAGATGAGCGCGGCATAATTAACGGAATTGTTGATGGCTTCTTTAGCGCTGCTATACGATTTGAAAAAACAAGCACAATGGGCCCAGAGTGGCGACAGAAGTACTGGGATGCTATATATGACATCTCATCTGCGCTAGACGAGAATGCTGTTGCTAAGCTAAGCGCTACTGCAAGAGAATCTCTTACTCCTCTTAAGAGCTGGAAGGGCGAGCCAGTAGGGCAGCAACATAAAGTTTGGAAGGCTTTTGAAAGAACTAAGCCTGGCGGTAATATTAGCGTCGAAGAGGCCCATGAGTATGCCTCAATGGTGGCTAGTCGTCACGTAGCTGAGTTGTTCTATGATGCTTCTAAGAAGCGCCTTCTATTCCATCAGCTTCGTCTTATAGCACCATTCGGACAAGCATGGGAAGATACTATTAAAGCCTGGGGTAATATTGCACTTAATAACCCGGCACAGATTTACAAGGGAATTCGTCCACTATCATGGTTGAACAACCCAGAGTCATCTGCTTTGTATCAACTAACTGATGCTAGAGACTACTATGACCCTAACCAAGGATTCTTCTTTAGGGACCCATTGGATGGACAGCGCAAGTTCTTTATTCCATTTGCATCAACTGGATTGAATTTTATTCCAAATCTTATATCCGGAAAGAATCCATTTGCTGGTGGACCATTTGCCATAGGCGCTACTCCCCAGTCGTTTAACTTTGCCTTTGCTTCGGGCAGTATTATACCTGGCGTAGGTCCAGGATTAAGTATTGGTATACAGATTTTAGATAGATACTTTGGTAATCCTTTAAATCTACTACCAAAGGATATGCGACTAGCTGCATACAACCTAGTATTTCCATTCGGTGAGCCAGACTTAAAAGCTGGTTTTATAGAAGCTCAACTTCCTGGTAACTGGAGGCGCATCCTTGCCCCATTATTACCAGAAGAAGCTTATTCTTCAGCATTTGCTCCGGTTATGAATTACCTAGCTTCTGGTGGAAACTATGATTTGATGGACCCAGAAGACCAAACTAGGCTCATAGGGGATACCAATAAGTTTTCACAATGGTTTACAGTTATGCGTGGACTCTTTGGAACTGTGTCTCCATTCCCATTCTTGACTCAGGGTGTTACAACCCTTGATGATGGAAACACTCTTTTGACTACTGAGTTATATAATAAGTTCAAGGAAATTGAAGTAAAGACTGCAGATAGGAATAAAGCCTATGCAGAGTTCTTCGATACATTTGGGCCGGAGGCCGTACTTGCTATTGTAGCCACATCAACTGGTGCTCCAACCAACC